CACCTATTTCTGCTGCTATTAATATCTGCTCTTTAGTATATTTTTTCATATCATGATTTCGTTAAAAACTGCGCAAAGCACCGAACCGTTGTGTGCAAGACTACCACCAAGACAGTTCTTTTTCTTCACCAGTTGCTATATCCTTGACATAAATCGTATCATACCCATACCCTTGAAATTGGTAAACAGTGCCACCTTCTTTTAAGACTACAAAATCACCTATGTTTACTTTTTCTTCAACTTGCATATTTTTGACCTTAACTGTGGTCGTTACAAACATTTCCATAGCTTTAAATTTTACCGCCCTGCACACAACATTGCATTTACAATATGTTGGGCTGACGGAAGTGATTAATCTGTTTATCCTTTATTCGGCTGCATCTAAAGTGTTGGGCTGACGTTTTCAAATGCCCACACATCGTAAATGCTTTGCCGTTAGCCGCAAGCCTAAGCGGACACTGTTTCATAAACATTGCCGACAATTTTAGCGTAAATCCAATAGAAACTTGTTAGGCTTACAGTTCCGTTTTTTCTAATCCCAACAAATTTACCTGACTTAAAAGAAACTTCTACCGTTTCGCCATTTACTAATTCTATAACATCGCCTTCATATATATCATCCCCGTTTTTGTCTTTTAAGCCTGTAAATTGCCCAACCGTTTCGGGTTTTACTTTTGCATATTCGTAATGGTCAAGGTCATACCCAACTTCTCCTATTGAATTTAGATTTAAAAGATTGCCGTATTTAAAAATTGACTGATGCCAAGCAGGATTATATTCTTCTCTAATCCCTCTGAATTTAATTTCTCTTTTCATTTTTATTTTGATTTGTGAAGCAAGGGCAGCCGCTAACAAGGTATTAGCAATATGGCGGCTGACGTGCTCGATTAAACATTTATTTTAAATTCAACTTTGGCTCTTCGTGTCGGCTGTGGTGCGTTAATTCCGCCACATCGCTAATACCCGAACCGTTAGGCGATATTTTGACACCACGCAATTACACCTTCATCTAATTCGTGTCCATCAATATCAATCTCCCAAATATTGTTCCCTAAAAAGTTTTTAAAATGAACTGTTACAACTCTTCCTTTAGTAGTTATTACCTCATAAAACCCAGTTTTTGTTGGTTTAACATCTTCAATTAAATAAAAACATCGCCTAACATAGGGTTTGGCATTATTGGGGCTTGACGTAGTTACAATGGGCTTTTGTAACTCTATTGTGCTGTTGTCCAAGCTGGACGGATTACTATTTGACATTTGTATAAATTTTTAACTTTTGAATAAATATTGGGCTTTGGTTGTGTGCTGACGTATTTCAATTTCCCCACCACCGCCAAGCCTTTTTCGTTATAAGCAATTGCTAAGAACCTGCTTCCAATTGACTTTTTCGCCACAATAAGGGCAGTAAACAAATCTGCTCAAATACCCTTTTCTACCATCTACTATTTGACTTTTCGTTTGTGGTTCTCCATTCAATAAGCCATACTTTTTAAAAGTTGGTTGAATGTTTACAATCCTTTCTACTTCATAATCAATAGTAGATTTGTTTACTTTCTCACCGCTAAGAAATCCTACTAAGCAATCGCAACTGCTTATAACATCGGTTTTGCAATAGTGGGGCTTTTGTGCTTTACTGGTCATTTGTACTTCTATTTAAGTTTAGTTGTGGGTTGAACATTTGTGCCTTGAAACCCCACCATCCTTTATGCGGCCAATCTTGTCCTGTTTTTTCTTTATATTGAACATATCCTTTTTCTGGAACAGGTGTGTTTATGAGTGTTCCATCAAAGTCCCAAACACAAATTCGTGTAATATCAGACTTGTTTTTCTTTATATTTCCAAATGTACCCATATGCGTATTTTGTTTTTTTTCTTAAATTTGCACTAATATTTTTTCTATCTAAACCTAGTTTATTCTCAACATCTTTAGCACTCTTCCATTCTCTAATAAATTCGCCATCTAATGTATATTGTAGAATTGGTTTCTTTCGCCCTTCAGCGTTATTTTTAATCCATTCTTCAGATTTTATAATTTTCCGACCAATTGATTTCTCAGCTGCTAATTTTTGTGCTTCAGTAAAACCAACTTTTTTTCTATTTTCAGATATTTTTCTTTTAATTTCATCAGAATGTCTTCTTAACTTACTCTTTTCTCCAATTTTTCTTTTTGTTTCTTCACTCATTACTCGGCCAGTACACCCTTCACCACCCAATGTTAAATTCATCCCATTAATATTATCTCGATTAAAGCTATTATATAAACCAATATAATAGACTTCCAATTGATTTAACTCAATATCTGAATACACACCTTCTTTTATTATTTCAATATTATGTTTATCAAAACCATATTTTTTTAATGAAGAACACAATATTTTTTGAGCGTTACAATTACATTTTTTATAGTCTTTAAATCTTACATCTAAATTTGTTGTTTTTCCAATGTAAATCTTCCCTGTTGGTGATATAATCTTGTAAATATACCCTTTTTTCATAAGCGACATTTATTATAAATATGTCGCTTCTTCTCAAAATCAAAAAATAAGTGTCCCATCAAAATCGAATACAGCGATTCTAGTTATTTGGTCCTTAGATTTACCTTCTTTCAAGATTTCTCTTATTTTCTTTTTCTCGTTCATCTGAACAAATTTAACAATTTCGTAATTAATGATTCTTTGTATTTTCCTAAAAGAGTACCATATATCCTCTTTGATGCCGACCCAATAAGTTCTTTAGTTATCGGACCGTGAGCATTGATTGTCTGCTTTAGGGCACCATTTATTCGTCGCACATCAAGATTTTTCTCACGCTTGAGCTTATTAATGGTGTCTAAATTATCTTTTTCATACATATCAACAATACTTAATATCTTGTCAATATTTGGGGTTGTTTTTGAAAGCTCTAACTCAATCTGTTCTTTTAGCCTTCCTTTTCTTGTTTTTAAAATATTAAATGCCATGTTGCAAATATACGTATTTTATTTTTATTTTCCAAATTTAAGGTACAGTATATGGGTCATGGTGTTGAAATAATTCAGTATTAGCATCCCCCATATATCCTGTTAATCCATCTAGAAATCCAGCGTCTTGCCAACGTCTTATTGTTTCTTCCCTTCTTCTATCCATTTCGACTAAATTGATTTCACCATATAAGTTTGGATTTACTTCTACATTAGCATATCTAGCCGAAAGTCTATCTGGTATTTGATGGTCCCATTCAACGGCTTGTGGTGTTTCCATTACAGGTATATAAGGCGAATAAACATATCCAGCATCCACACCACCCCGATATTGATAATTCAAATAAACCAATTCGCCTCTAGGACCTTCCATGGGTTGAACATCAACCAAATCCAACCCTATTGTTCTAGCTGCTACTTGTTGAACAAATGGGAAATACTTACCCTTATCATATTTAGGTGTCCACCAATCGTTGAAATTAAATGCTTTGGTGTTGGTTTTAATCCAACTTTTGATATACCATTTAAGGCCCTTCTTATCTAAGCTAAATATTGTTTCAAGTTCCTTTATAAGGACATAAGAAGGTAAATCAAAATCATTATATAATTGTTGTCTTCTGACTTTGTTTTCTACTATGTGAAAGTGTTCAGATAGGTATCTATGGATTAATTTTTTCATCAATTCAAATTAATATCTGGGCCAATGGTTGGTTCTTCCTCATTATCGTCAACAATGAGTAATCCTTCAATTATATCCCCATTTTCATCCAAAACCCTTACGTCTAATTTACCAATTTTTTCATCATAGTCAATGGTTATAACATATTCACCAAGGTCGATTCTTTTTTTCATAGCAATCTAAGTTTTTCTTGTCGTGATAACTTTTTTATTCGATGTTCTTCCTTAGATGCTTCACTACGGTTTTTAGCCTCAAAAACAGCCCTTAAATGGACAGGGAGCCGCATACGTGTGTATTTAGCTCCCTTACCAGAATTATGCTCTAATAGCCTTCTATTGACGTCTGTGGTTATCCCAGTATAAAGCGTACCATCTTTTTCACATTCTAAGATGTAAACATACCATTTCTTCATATTATATAAATATGACCTGATGTGCTAAATTTAAGCATAATTAATAATAAATAAATTCTTCATCGACAAATGTTTCCTCAAATTTTTCCATCCCTTCTTTAAACTCTTTAGTTTGCATGTATGCATTAAGAGCCCTCCACCCCTTAAGTCTTTCCCATTCTTTTTTCTTAATTACATACCTAACGTCTTCTGACCAACCTTTTTGCTCAACTATTTTAGCGGCTTCTTTTTCACCATCTTGGAAAGAAAAGAATGTATAATATTTCTCAGCCAATCTTAAAACCTCATCTTTAGTTAAAGTTTTCTTTTTAAGATTTAACCCAATGTTTTGTTTTACTTTATCTAAAATGTTTAGCTTCTTGGCTTCAGAATAAGCGCCTTTATAATTTGTTTGAAAGGCTTTAAGACTTCGGCAATCTTTGGCTAAAAATAAGATATCTTCTTCAGTGTATTGCTTACGCTCACGTTTAGGTTGTGAAGTATTCTTCCAACCAAAAGTATCACATAACTTCTGAATCAAACCTTTACGCTTTGCCGCAGAATACGCCGCTGGATTATCCTTTTTGAATTCTGTTAATGACTTATATTTTGACTTTTCCATTATTTCTTTTTAATCATATGTGAACAAATTTCATTTAGCCAACCATTTTTTTGCGCACTATTATATGCTGATTTATTATTTTTCCCCCAATCCCACAACGAATCATATTTTTTTGCTTCTTCAATACATTTTTCTTTAGTCCATTTCATTCTAGGATTAACCATATGTTTTGAACATATAGTTAAAAGATTATTATCACATGCAAATTTATATGATGAAGATGATTGTTTTTGCCAGTCGCCCCTTGTTTTATATTTTTTTGCTTCTTCAATACATTTTTCTTTAGTCCATTTAATATTCTCTTTACGCTTCTTTATCATATGTTTAATACAATCTTTTAACCAATTATTTCTTCTAGCAGCTTTCATTGAACCATTACTATTAATTTGCCATTCTTTTTTTGTTTTATATCTCTTTGCCTCTCTAATACATTTTTCTTTAGTCCAAAAATTAGCAGGTGTATGTTTTTTCTTTTCCCAATTATTTAATTTACATAATAATTTCTCAATTTTAAATCTTTTAGCCGCACCATAAGCACCAGAATTCCCACTTCTAAACTCATTTAATGTTGCATAGTTTTTTGATTCTTCGATACATTCTTTTTTAGTCCATTTTTTCTTTTTAATCCAACCGAATCTTTCACAAATTTCATTAATTAATTTTTGTCTACAAGCAGCTTGATACGCAGCGGGATTTGCTTCTCGCCATTCTTTAAATGATTTGTATTGTGATTTCTCCATCATATGTTACCCCTTGCAGATTCAAATATTTTTTCTTCGGTCCACTTTTCAATTCCAGATAATACAGCTCGATATTCACCAATAGTTGTGGTTTTATAAATACTAACTGGATTATCCAAATCATGAATGATGTTCTTAAATAAATCAATTACATCAATTGTAAATTCTGGTAAAATAAATTTTTTATTTGGTTTATTACCGCCCCCAATACCACCGCCAGAAGAACCACCACTGGTCTTAGTTTGCTTTATAACTGGGATTAACATACCATTAAAATTGCTACCGTTAAAGGTTGACAAGAACTTATTATCTGTCAACATTAATGCACCACATACGCAAGCGTGTGTGAAATCCATAAAACCATATTGCTGTGTAGTAACCTTCAAATAATATTTTTCCATACTAGGGTTACCTCTTAACACCCTTGAAAACATTTGATTGATAAGGTTTGGATTGTGGGTACCAGACATATCAATGATATTCCAAAGATTATCGTCTGAATAACCTAATCTAGCTCTATCTACCACAACCAATACATCAAATTCATTGTTTTTAAATTTCACTAATTCTGAACTATCAACGTCCCCTTCAGAATGAGAAACACCAACATTAACGTTATGTTTTTTAAGAATATTATAAACATCATCAGCTTGTTTTACTGACCTACAAGTTATAAGTGTTTTTCCAAGTTTATTATACGTAAACGCCCAAGATTTAATTTTAGTTAAAAGTGATGGGCTATTAAATTCTTCGGGTTTAAATTTCTTCTTAACCCTTTCAATTAACTTAAGAATAATTGATTCAAGTGTTGCTTCAGTATCTTTTTTTGGAAACTTATACCTACCCTTAATTTCATAATTACTGTCGATTTGCCCAGTCCAATTGTATTTAGATGCAACCAGTTCAATATTAAGTTTTGCAAAATATTCTGGCGGTATTGAATTTATTGCCAATGGATAAAGAGGATATCCACCTTTTTTAATGAAAACAGACGGTGTACCAGTTAACAAAATTTGTTTCTTTGGTTTAACCGTCTCAACAATTTTTTGTACCTGAGGCGCTAAATAATTTTCATGGGCTTCATCCACAATAAGTAAATCATAGTGTCCCTTAATCTTCTTAATTGTTTGTGGTAAACAAACATGTACTTGAGTGTTTGGATTAAAATTATCTGAATAAGTAAAATTCACATTCACTTCATTCAAACGGTCCATATAATTAGACCTTAAAACAGTTGTAGAATGAGTTAAAACCAATGCTTTTGCTTTTTGGTTTATTTTAAGATACCTTTGAAGTATATCAATTGATATTTCAGTTTTACCAGCGTTAGGTGCAAGGCCAAGTACTGACACGCTATTTTTCATTGCAAATTCAACTGCTGGTTCTTGATATGCTCGAAGAATCAAATCTCTTTTCATTATTTTACTTTTAGGTACAAATATACCAAAAATCATTGACAAAAACAAAATTCTTGCCTATATTTATTCATATGAAAAAACCAGAAACAAAACTAAACATTACTCTCTCACCTGAAATCATCCAAAAAATCAAGGATAGTAATTATAATCGAAATAAGCTGATTATCAATCTTTTAGAACAACATGTCAAAAAATCTAAAAAATAATTACGGTTTTTTGACCGTTTTTACTTTTCTGTGATATTTATAAAAAACCAATATCATGGGAAGAAAAAAGAAAGAAGACAAAGACAAAAAAGTTACGGTTAGCATACGCATACCTGATGAATTATTGGCCAGCATAGCTGATATCCAGAATAAGAGTCAATTCTTTGAGTGGTTGCTTGAGGAGTACTTTGCTAAACTAAAAACGAAGTAACAATGGGGGTTAAGTTGACAACAGAAGAATTTATTACTAGAGTTAAAAAAATACATGGTGATAGATATGACTATTCTAAAGTTAATTACATATCTTTAGATAAAAAAGTTTTAATTATTGATGAAAACGGCTTCGAACATACTATTCGTCCAGACAATTTAATATCTGGTAATAAATTAAACATTAGAAGCGTAATTAAAAAAGAAGATTATTTAACACACAAATTCAATACTATTCATCAGGGAAAATATTCATACTACAACTTAAACTATAAAAATGGTGTTGTTACAATAACATGTAACACACACGGTAATTTTACTCAAACAGTTGACAATCATTTAAAGGGTAAAGGTTGCCCAAAATGTAAGGGTAAAAATAAAACAACAAGTGACATTATTATAGAATTTAACAAAATACATAAAAACAAATATGATTATTCATTGGTCAAGTACAACGGAATAAAAAATAAAGTAACTATTATTTGTCCAAAGCATGGAAACTTTAATCAAACACCTGAAGAACATATAAATGGTTGTGGTTGTCCTATTTGTAAAACATCAAAAGGAGAAAAATATATTGCTGAATTATTAGATAGCAATAATATTAAATATATTCCCCAACATAGATTCCAAAATTGTAAAAATATATTACCATTACCGTTTGATTTCTATTTGCCTGATTTTAATACATGTATTGAATACCATGGTGAACAACATTATAGACCAATTCAACATTTTGGTGGTATTAAAAAATTTAACCTAACAAAAAAAAGGGATGCGATTAAAAAAGAATATTGTGATAACAATTGGATTAACCTTATTATAGTTCCATTTAATCAGACTTCAAAATTAGATATAACCAAGCTTACCCATAATTTTTTTAATCTCGTCTAGACATGTAACTTGAGATTCATGAAGACATGTATATGCCTCGTCTAAAGTTATCCAACGATAGTCGTCCATTTCAGGGAATCCACCTTGACTTTCAGGTACAAATGAATTGCATTTCAATTCAAATTTGTTAAAATCAATTGGATTTTGAATCTCGAATAAAACAAAAGGATGAAGTGTTTTTTTCATCCTTTTGTATTCAACTGGTGGTAAATTATGTATTACCCGCCAGTTTGAAACGTCAGCGTTGGTTTCTTCAAATGTTTCCCTAACTGCCGCTTCTAGTGGTTTTTCATTGTCGTCCAATCGGCCTTTTGGTATTCCCCAAAAGTTTGGCTTATGGTTGGTCGGATGACCAACCAAAAACCTATTGTCTTTCCTTATTAAAAATAGTCCAGCTGCGTGTACCATTACATTTTAGTTTTAAAAGTCATATTCATCAAATGCACCATATCCACTAGCATAACTACCCCTACCATATTTGTACATATCGTTGAATGCATAATCATCCTGTACTGTCAAGATTACTTCACCATTTGGAAGATTAAATGGTGTTACCATTTTGGTTTGTATTTTCTTTTTCCGTTGTCTTGGTTTAGAACCAGATTTACCAGCTTCCTTAGCAGTACTTCTAAGTAATACATCCAAACTAGGTTCATCGCTTGATGGGCGACTACCAATATCTTCACCTTCTTCAGCCTCTACTTCATATTCATTAACTTCTACTTTAATTGAGGTGAAATCAAGGACTTCTTGAATTTGACCAATATATGTGTCGTTAATATAAAAGCTTGAGTTAATACTGTGGTCACCAAAGTTGATTCTTGGGCTGATTTTAACGCCCTTCATGAGAAGTTCTGGTTTACCATCAACATCCATGAAAATTTTGTACTTACCTTTTCTGGTACTAGCATTAAAGACATTTTTAAAGTTGAGCGGAGATTCCTCTTGAATATTAATCTCGTTGATGATTGATTTTACAATATCAACAGTGATGATTTCAAGTGTTGATGCATATGTAATACAATCATCTTTAAATTCTTTGTAAATCAATAAATCATCCACGATTTCCTCAACAATATCAGGTGATAGGTTACCAAATGTTTTAAGATACCTAACACGACTTGGCCTATCAATAAGATTGGTGTCGATGTAAAGATTATTTGTAGTCATTAAAAACACCCTTCTGAAAGGAGAATTTAATGCGCCATCCATAATGGTCAAAAGTTCATTTGACTCTTTATAGATTTTTTCATATTCATCAACAAACACAACAATATCCTGTGGAATGGCGTTGATGAATGTGTGTGCGTTTTCCATGTGTCTTGGAACAACAACAACAACAGGGAGATTTAAGCTATTGCAAATAAGCTTAGATGTAACTGTTTTACCTGTACCTTTAACCCCATTAAGCAATATACCAAGATTACCTGAATCGGTTTTAAAGTAATATTTCAGTACTCTTTTTACCAAATCAGTTTCAAGGCCGTAAATCTTGTACGGGAATTCAAATTTTTCAGACATCGGGGAAAGGTGAAAACCAAACATGTTTGGTTCCAACTCGTAAATGGCTGGTTCAAGTTTTTTAAATGTGTTTTTTTGCTTTTCGCTAAGATGAAAATTACCACCTTTAGCAACCCATACTAATTCACTCATGGTTTTTTTGTTTTTGTTTTATTAAATAATACCGTGTTCGGTCAATTGACGTTCCACTTCTGCCCAATCAATAAATTTTCTTGAACTAAGCTCAGGGTCTGTTTTCAATGGAGCGCCCAAAGCTGCATCGTCAATGTATAGATTGGCGTATTGTTTGTTACTGTTTGACCATCCACTAGCTTTTTGAGATGGGTTATGATTAACCGCCCAAAGTGGAATGTCATTTTTTTTGAACCATTCAACCGCTTCTTCAAGCGTTGCTCTGTCATTTTGTGGTTTTGTACCACGCATTGTCCATAGCATTATTTTATGCCCCCTTTCTGCGATTTTTTTAAGTACTGGTACCGCCCCAATATCTTTTCCCACATCAGGATATTCATGTGTAACACACGTACCATCAAAATCGATTGCCAAAATTAAACTTTTATCTTTCATATTTCCATTTATAACCACCAGATGTTTTTGATAAGCCTCTAGCACAATTGGTAATAGCGTCACCTGTTAATCCAAAATGTTTAGCTGCTAATGCTGCTGACTCCCATTCTTTGATAAAATTGTTATTTGAATCAAATTGATAAACAATCTTTCTGTTTGGGTGCTTATAACCATTTTTATATAATTGTTTATGAGTATTACTCATTTTAATTTTGGACTTTTCAGAAAATAATTTCTTTTTAGTCCAATGGTTATCACCGCCCTGAGCTTTACTTTTTATTTTATTTCTCCATTCAGGATGTTTTAAACCTAAATTCGCTTGTCTAACTTTTTCTTTTGTTTCTTCACTTCGTTTGACACCTAATGAAGAATTGGCAATTAGATTAATGTTAAACCAAGGTTTTTCTTTATCAATAAAGAATTGCTCTTTAGCTATTAACAATTCATTATTTTGAACTAATTCTAAAACATAAAACGTTAGATTTTCTTTTCCATATTTGTTATAGTAAGCCTGTAATTTAACATTTTTATGTTTATTATTTTTAAGTTCACTAAAATGTCTGTTACAACGTTTAAAAACATTTTGAGAAGACCCAATGTATTTTTTAGTTTTATCTAACGATTCAATACAATACACACCACTTTTTATTTCCATAATGATATTTTTTAATATAAATATCATCATTTTACTAAAAAGTCTTCTTTCCGTCAAAATCAACACCTATGATAAGTGTATTTCGTTCTCTTGTTGCAACGCTCATTAAAAATGTAATTTTTGTTTTGCTAGGGTTATATTTGAATATTCTTTAACCCCTGTTATTTCTGGTCCAAACCAATCAATAGGTTTGAAAGCATCGCAATCCTCTTGAGACTTAAATTCAACTTCAGCGACAGTTAAACCGTTTGGATATGTGTCTACATCAACAACATAATTTCCATTGTGTGGTGATAACGTAGTTCTTATCTTTTCTAGTTTATACTTACATTTGCTTAGGATTTCAAGAGCATCAATCAAAGGGATTTCATATTCGTATTCATCCCTGACTTTGTTTTTGGTGTATTTAAGACAGAGAAAAGCTTTGTGGTCAATCACCCTAACCCTTAACTGTTTATTTTTATCTAACAAAACATACCCCTGTTTGATAAGTTTTTGTTCTCCTAAATTTGGTGATATCTCAGTCTCAATCAAAAACTTACGTTCAATTTCTTTTGCCATGTTACAAATATACTAATTATTTTCGTAACTAGCAAATAAAACACTAAAAAAATTATTGCAATGTTGTATATTCGCCATTAATAAAATTGATATGTTGTGCTTTACCATCATTATGAATGATAACGTGTGACTGTAACCAAGAACTAGGTCCATGGTTGTAGTTTACCCTTAATGTTGTTGAAGTACCAACAGCCAATGCGCCGTCTTTACGACCTGGTGAGTGATAGTGGCCAACAATAATTTTAGTGTTTAATTTTCTAAATTGAAGAAGTGAACCACGACTTCCATTAGAGCCAATGTCACCATGTTGTCCAAGCTCCCAATTTTTTACCCTATATGATGAACGTCTACCAAGTGTGATGAATTTTGGATACTTCTGATTAATTATTGCTGGAATAACACCTTTAACATCGTATGGGTTTTGTGCATATTGTTTTAATAACATTGCGCTATACTCCATATAGGCAACAGAATTCTTTGTTGTTGGTTGTTTTTTCCAATCTTCATTTTTAAGCCAACGGTCTAAAAAGTCGTCATGGTTGCTTCTAACAATAACAACATTTTTGTATTTCTCAAAAGGTTTTAGACCATTTAACATGTCATTGATTTCCTTTTCAATGGAGTTGGTACCGTGAATTTCCTTCGCATATTGAATGAATGGGTCTTTTAATTCATGATGACTAATTGAATATCCATCAAAGACATCGTGAAGAACAACATGTTCTGGAACCAATTTATCCATCAACTCGACTGTTTTATCTAATACCTCTTGGTCATGATGTCCATAGTGAATATCGCCTAGAATAATTGCAGCAACACTATCTGTTTTGTTTACTTGACCATTTTCAACCTTATAAAATAAATCTGTAAATGCACCCGTTTTATCGTCAGCTGTTACTTGTCTAACAAAGAATGTTTCCTTGTCTTTAATTTCAACAACAACAAAACCAAATACATGATGAAATTCACCCTTTTTACCTGATTTTGAATCTGTATAATTCATTGCTGTTACAGAACCAGTAGTTAACATCATCTTTGGTTTGTTACCTTCAAGAACAGGAATCATTTCTAATTGAACCTTTGGTGACCCAAAGACACAGGAATTAATTCCACTCATACCTTGTAAACCACTCATCGGATTAGTTGCTGTTGGTTGAATCTTAACGTCAGACATAACTGAAACATACTTATGTATATTATGTCTGTTTGCATCCAAATATGGTGCGACTTCATCAACCCAATAATCTTCTTCCCTATCTGAAAATACACTTGTTGGGTTCTTGTATCTACCTGCTATAACATGGATATCTGCCTCAATAAATTCAGCATAAGCTTTCATGTTATCAAAAAACTTTGAATGAACAGGTGTATTGTTTTGTGCCCATGTTATGATAAAACGTGATTTTGTTTTATCTGCTTTTCTCTTTTTGGCTTGTTCGTATTGTTCTGATTCAATTTCAGGTTTTTCTTTAAAGCCTAATTTTTTAAACCATTTACGAACAGTTCTTTCAGAAACATTAAATTCGTTACCTAAATTTATTGCTAATTTTTCAACAGTTAAATTATTAATTAGTCTATTATCATATTCTAATTTAAACCGTTTAATTAAATCATCAGTTAAATCTTTGAACTTAAATTTATTCATTTGATTTTAATTTTAATATTTTCATTATTTTTTTAACGTTCTCATTATACTTTATTATTATTAACCTGATATTATTTTTTTCACAATATACTTTTTTAATAATGTCTTTTTTTTGCTGTTCTTTAAAACGTTTTTCACCTCCAAAATAATCAATAGCTTTATAGTGTTGTATTCCATTATATTCTATACATGTGTTATAATCAGGTAAATAAAAGTCAAATGGTAATTTAAGTTTATATTTACATTTATCAAATTTATATTGTGGGATAAAATTAACCGAAAAATTATTTAATAACTCTCTAATTTTATTTTCGCCTTTAGATTCTTTACAATATGGGCATTTTTGGCCCTTTAAATGATTTTGTGGTGTTTGTTCAAATTCACCATGAATCGGACAAATTATTTTTACTTTAGTTCCAAAACCAAAATATTCAACATTAGAATAATCATATTTATCGCTATGAATTAATTTTGCTTTTTCAACAAATTTATTTATTTTTGTCTTTCTTTTGATAAAAGAACACAACTCACAATCTTTACCTTTTAGATGGTTTGATGGAGTTTGTTCAAATTCACCATGAACAGGACAAATTATCTTTACTTTAGTGTCATAATTAATATATCTAACTTTAGAATAATCGAATTTGTTATCATGAATTAATTTACCTTTCTTAATAAAATCATTTATGGATATTTTTTGCTTATCTTGTGAACATTTAGAACATCCATAACCACTTAAATGACCACTAGCTCTTTGTTCAAATTCGCCATGAATTGGACAAATTATTTTTACTTTAAATTTACTTTCTGTATAATCAACTAGTGAATAATCATATTTATCACCATGAATTAATTTTGCTTTTTGAATGAATTTTAGATTTTTATTTATCATAATTTTCTTTTATGATAAATATCTAAATAAAACTAAAAAGACAAAGTTTAAACCACTTACGGACTGTCCTTTCTGATTTACCAAATAAAGCCATGAGTTTTTTCATTCTATCATCCCATGACAATTCTTTGTCGGTGTAGACAGTTTTAGCTTCTTGGATTTGTTCTTGTGTTAATTCAGTAAACTTCATTTTAACGGGTTTAGTAAAATCTTATTGCTCATCAGACTTTTTCTTTTTCCAAGAAAATCTTTGATGAAACTTAGCACGATAATCACCAATTTCAAATCCTTGGGTTCTTAATATAACCTCAAGGGCCAATGGAAGTTCTGATAATAATTTATCAAATTCATCCTTTTTTTCTTGGCTTATTGTTGGTAATTCGTCTGTAAAAGCTGGGTCAAAATCATCTGGCTTACCATTAAGTATTAAATCCATGTCTTCATAGACATCATCTCCACCAAATGGTGATTGGTCAGATAAAAAATCTTCAGCCGATGTAATGAATCTATTAAGATGCAGCGACCAATTCATTGCTCTTAACAAAGCAATGTGTTCTTGTTTTAATGTAAAATTTAATATGCTCATAATTCGTTATTCATGATTTTATTTACAACTTCGGTTACACCTTCAACAGCTTTCTTCTTAACATATGTTATATCCAATCCCCATCCTTGAAGCGCTGGGCTTGGGTTAGGGTCAATATAAATAACCTTTGCTTTAGGGTCTGCTGTTCCTACCATTCCAGATGTATAACTTATATCAAAGCCAGTACCTATAACCAAAACGTAATCACATTTACGTAATGCTGCGTATGCTTCTTCAACTTCAAAAGGATATTCACCAAACAAAACCAAATGTGGTCTTAGTTGAGAACCTCTCGGACATTTATCACCCATTTTGATGTCTTCTTTGCAATCGTATAAAAACTTAGGACTAAAAGTACCCCTCATTTTTCTTAAATCACCGTGAAGATGTAATACATTAGAGGACCCACCACGTTCATGGAGGTCATCAACATTTTGTGTGATAACAGTAACATCAAAGCGTTCTTCCAATTTGGCTAATGCTTTATGTGCATCATTGGGTTCAACAGTAGCCAATGCCTTTCGTCTTTCATTATAAAAACCCAGAACCTTTTCAGGTGTTTTGCGCCAAGCCTCAATCGTTGCGACCTCATCAATTTTATAGTTGTACCATAAGCCGTCCTTAACATCCCTAAATGTTGGTATACCACTTTCTTGGCTGATTCCAGCCCCAGTAAACACTACTATCTTTTTCATTAGAATTTCCCTTTAATTTGTTTTTGTCTTAATAATTCTTCAGCTCTCTTTTCAACTTCTTCCTTAAATTTTCTTGTGATTAGCATATCACAAATCTTTTCAGCTGTTTGGTCTATTTTATAATTGATAAACGATTCAGCATCTTTTTCAAACGTTTTGAAGTTCTCTTCGATTTGTTTGGTTAAATCATCTTCAATTTTTTTAATTACACGGTGAGATAAAAGTTTATACTCCTGTTCAAGCATTTCATGTATGACTGACCTAGTTTCTTGTTTGGTTACAACCAAAATATCACCATTAGCATCACGTATTTGTATATAGTCGCTAGCTTCAAGGCGTTTAAGTCTTTGTGGTATTGGTTTTTGTCTTGGCATAATACAAATATACCAATAAAACTTTAATTTATCAAGCCTTTTCAGGCATTAAAGTTTCATAACAACCAATTTTATCCCTGACTTCCTCTAAACGAGAATCATTTTTACAGTACAATACCGAATAGTTCATATGCACCTGAATCTCACCAGAATCAATTTTATCAAAGACCTCTTCAAGGTCTTCTTTATTAAAGAAGATTGATTCTTGTCCACCCCAATCTTGTCTGAATAAAAGGTAATCATAAGATAGGTCATGTTTGGGCCCGTCGCCACTACCATATCGATTTTCTAAATAGTATCGTTTCATAGCATAAAACCAATTGGGTCTTTAATAAAGGTTTCCCACTGTGCCTTTTCTTGACGAAGGTCTTCACGAACATCCGTTATCACCTCACCAAGCCAGTTGGTACCTTGCCATTGTGATTCATCATGAACACGTGGGTCGCTTTCAGCTAAACCAATACCCCAGATTTTATCTTCTGGACTTGCTTCAACAAGAAGAGTGTCACCAGTTGCCATTAAATCATCATAGTAATGTTTATGTTGTGTGAATTTAGCTTGATTAGCACGATACACAACACTCTTAGCTACTGATTCCCATCGGTCCTTATCAAAATCCTTCACCCTACGACCTAACGCTTTCTGTTCATATGGCTGTTCAGCTTTCATTATCGCCTCATAAGATTCCATATCTTTAAAGGTAAGAGCTTTTTGTGCCATCATATATTGCTCACAGCAATTGTATTTTACCCCGTCTATGAGGATTTCAGCGGGTGCCCATTGACTGAACGGGCCACCCCAAAAGAATGTATATTTTTTCATATTAACTTGTTTTAAAACCGATTCCACTGGTTCTGTCAACTTGGCTCATGTAGAAACCTTTGTATGATTCTTTAATCAAAGAGATTGTATCCTCAAGTGTCCATTCACCATCGTCTTCTGACATTTCTTTGATATTATCTGCTAAGTTGGCAATAAAAGCACCAGTGATTTTTGCTTTTTTACCATTGATTGTCCCATTAAGAGCGTCATAAACCTCTGGAATCTGGTATTCCTTTGGAAGATGTATTTCACAAACTTTAGCAATTTGTTCTTCTGTTAAGAAAGTATAGTCAAGTGTCATATTAAAACGACCTGGTCTTTCTGCCGCCCTGTCGACCAAACCTTTATCATTGGTTGATGCAAGAAGACTGATTTTCCTTTTCTTTACACCATCAAAAAATGATAAGAACTGACCTAAAAGCATTGTGTAACTACCCTTATCCCTTGACCCTAAGAAGAGGTCAATATCATCCATGATGATAACAACATTGTCAAAGATTTCACACGCCTCTAAGATTACCGTAAGGTCATCTGTTGTTGAGAAATCAGGAATAACAAACGTTACATTCGGTATGAGTTTTCTGATGATTTCACGAATACTTTCAGTTTTGCCTGTACCTGGCTCACCATTCAAAAGATATCTAGCACTACCGCCTCTGCTTACCCTTGAAATAAAGTGGTCAATGAATTTTCTTTGTGTATCATTCAAAATCAAATCAGTAGTAAAGTTGGAGATATCGATGATTTCGATACCTTTAAAGTTATTTTCATTGAGTTTGACTTTGATACACTTACCCACATATTTTGAATTGTTAAAAGCAAGTTTCTTAAGTTTCTTTACAGTATCATAAAGATACTCAACCGAAGCACCATTTTTTATTGTAAGATGTAGTTCTGTAATTAAATCCCTACGATTATCAAGATAACTTTTTGTTTGAATTACGAATTCATTATCTGGTTCGTCGGCAAATTTCACATGAAACCACCAAGGGTTGGTCATGTTATACGGGCCACCAAGATATACTCTACCAACTGAATCTGTGGAACCATATAATGATACGATTACATCTTTGTTAGGTTTTCTATGAGATTCAAAAAGATACTCATTGATGATTGCAAATTCAATTAGCGTAATTGAAACCGTGTCGGCATTGGTTTTGTAGTCGTCAGAATAGTTTTCTTGTGCTCCGATTTCTGATTCCTCATTCAAAGCATCGATTAAACTCTGTATTGATTCTTCATCATTTGTAGATGGAGTAGTTACGCCGATTGACAGTTCATTTTGTGATTCTTGTTGCTTATTTGACATATTTGACATATTCCTAGTTTAATTTTTTTATTACTTCGATGTATGAAATGGGTGTATAATTAATCAAGTTACATCCAACATCCATAACTTTCCTACCAATATAAAATCCAGCATCCTCACCATGATGAAGGTTCCCATGACAATGCCCATGTAAATGGAATGAACCATGATGGGCTTTATTCCATGAATAAATTGGATAGTGACAAAGAACAAATGGAATATCACCCTTGATATTTCCACCTGAAATCTTGAGGTCAACTAAATCATTTATTGACTCAAATCTGTTGTAGCTGGCAATGTCTTTGTATTTATCATGATTACCCATTATGTAATGGATTTTCCCTTTTAAGGCATGAACAATACCGTTTGCCCATTCTGGCCTACCAAAACATAAATCACCAAGATAAAAAACAACATCGTTATCGTCAACGACACTATTCCAATTTTTGATAATCACTTTATGCATGGCTTCCACATCTGGGTCACCATTTGGTTTTCTGAAGGGTCGATTATCAAACCCTATTACGTTTTTGTGATAAAGATGAAAATCACTTATGAACCACACGTTTTTTCCATCACTCACATCAATCTTTATCCTCATAATCTTTATTCTTTAAATTTTTCTTTTAATTTTTTAAAGGCTTCCGTTTCTCCAAGAGTATACGTAGCCACTTTGTTTGTTTTCTTTTTTATTTCTTGTACTTTTTGTTGTACCTCAACATCTTCAATATTTTCAGCCATTTCAATCATTGATGTTTTCCTGATTGACCTTAAAAGCCAATTAATGTGTTTGTCATTTTTCAATGACTTTGTTAACACCCAATTATAGAATTCTCGCATTGCAATAACAGACATAAAAGTTGTTGTATTTACACCAGTTACACCCATTTTTCTTTCACCAATCAATTTAACCATTGGATGTTCTGACTGAGGCCCATCACTAAACATGGATTTTAAATTTTCCATAAAGTCTTTCTTAAATTCTTCTGTCGCCATACCCTCAAGAATATCTTGGACAGAAAATAAATCATCCCCAGTTATCACGCATTTGAATTGCCCCTTTGGTCGGTCCCAAACCTTATCTATATTGGTTATTGGAAAATAGGCTCTAACCAAATGGTTAAGAAAGTTCTTCGTTTTAGGGGTTTCTAACATCGCATCCAAGTGCGCATGAATCTCTTGTTGTGTCATTATAGTGTTTTAATTAAGTAATAGGTTGTGAAAAGCTGAACGTAATGAAGTACTTGGTCAAAACCAACACTTACAAAAAAGTTATGTACATCACCCTTAGCCCACAGCTTTGAGTTTAACCTACTCGTAAAATAGTCTGTTATCCAGTGACAAATAAATGTTATACAACTAAACATCAAGCCAAAAATTATTCCACCAATCAAATTAAACGGACCAATATAGAATAAAACTCCCATTGGTAATAACCAGCATAGTGAATAAGTTGCAACATGATATGTCAATGCACGGTTATTTTTACTCTTGTTTGTAGCTTGCCAGTGAGTTTGCAACACAAAATCACCTATAAAGTGAGTTGCCAATATTGTAAAAATCTCTATAAAATTTAATTCCCACATTTTTTTGTTATTAGTTTACACAAATATTTAAAATACTCTTCATCTAAATCCCGTTTAATGTAATTAATATCTTTATGTACCCATTGAACATTTCCTTCAATATAACCTTTAGATGAATCAATACGGTCTAATGATGCTGTTATATTAGGACAACCTTTTTTTCTACTAATACTTCGCTCAAGTTTAATTGGTAATCCTGATAAAGCACACATTTCATTTTGTTTCAAATATAAATCCCAAGCATATTCTTTATTTATTAAAAAATCATGTCCACGTAACTTAGCCGATTTAATAACTCTTGACCAAAACGTATCACTTATATTACCAACATAACTTCTAATTTCTCTCATTTTATCAAATGCTCGGCATGGACATCCTTTCGTTTTACCAGTTTGTAATGCCGATATCCTTACTAAGGATTCGGTTCCACATTTACATTTACATAATACTGCATAGTTTCTATTTTTGATTTCCTTAATTTCATTATCAATAACAGTCCAATAATCAAATACATCACCATTATTAGGTGTTAAATATTTTAATTTTCTTTTATTCATACATTTATTTAACAATAAATATATCTTGCCAATTAAAAAGTTAAAATATTTTTCAAACAAATCTGCAACCTGCAAACCAATGTACAAAAATGATTGTGAATATTTCGGCAAAGTTTAACATATATTTTCTTTTGCAATTGTACTCAAGGTCTTACCATCATATTGACCATCATAATTGGCTTTAAAATGTTTCATAATAGCACCCATATCTTTAACAGATAGAAGAGATATAATTTGACGCATTTCAGCTTCTGAAAGTTGCTTTGGAAGATATGTCTCCAAAATGGAAAGCTCATCTTGATTATTTGTGGTTTCTTTAATACCTTCAACCAGCTTTTTAACAAGTTTAATAACATCGCCATCGGTGAGTTCAACTTTCCCATTGGCCCCTTGTTCAGAACGCTGAATTTCGGCTTTTAAAACCCTTAAAATACCCAATTTTACGGTATTTTTTTCTTTCATCGCAGTTTTTAAATCCTCTGATATTGAATTAATTAGATTCATAGTTTACCTTTTATTCGATGACAAATATACAAAGAAAAAACGAATAATGCAAATTATTCGCCTGTTAATTTTTCAAAAGTTAACCCATGTTGGAATGGTTTCCTGTCCTTCATTGCAACAAACGTAAAGTTAGCCGCACAAATTTCTTCGATTTCACCTAAAGTGCTTTCACGATTGACCGTGATTCTAACTTGAACTGAAGACTTGCCTAATGATTTAATCTCAGATGTCATTACAATAAGGTCACCAAGAAAGGCTGGCTTGTGAAAATCAATTCTGTCAACACAAGCGGTTACACAACCATCAGCTCCAGTTCCATATAACGCTCTTCTAACAACCTTGACACCAGCAATGTCCATTTCGGCCATTATTTTGCCACCAAATAGTGTATCATTATAATTTAAGTCCTGTGGGAAAACGGTAAAAGAATGTGTTGACGTCAATCTGTTTACCCTATCAAATGTTTTCATTTATTTTGTATTTTTTCTTTGTTCCGTCTGGTTTTGAATAAAGAACCTCTGAAGATTCTACTTCAATTGGTTCGACGTTTGAAAGATTTTTAACATATTTTTTTGCTGTTCCTTTTTTTAAGTAACATATTGTTGCATGTGGATGATAATTTGGAAATTCTGTTGTGTGTGGTAGTTCTTTAAACTTCTTATTCAACGCATGAAGGTCTGGGCTTTCAATATCAAATTTTAATACATCAAACAATTCATTCTCAAACGCTGAAATTTTTTTCAGTGTTAATTCTGGTCGTTTGATTTCATCAATTAATGTTTCAACCGCTTCATCTTTTACGTCTTCATGAACACCAAACAAAATTGTAACGTGTGGGTCTAATTCCCTACCATAACCACCATTTTCTCCATCACCAAAATATATATCATCTTCATCAACCATATTTTGAATTTCATTCCATTTTTCGGTTGACGTATCTAACCCAATCATTACGCAACCGTAATCATACTTTCTGTTCTGTCTCTTCAGAAGAGCTTCCCTCAGTGTTTTCTTTAGGTTCATCAGTTTCATAAGTTAATGCTTCATTAACCGTTTTAATAACACCATTAACTAACATTTGTTTAATGTTTGAGTCACTGGTTAAAATGATTAATTGTTTTATTGCGTAGGATAAAGTTGCCACATCATCGACAACCATTTTGTATGCACCTTCTTTGGTAGCTGGGAGTTCAGTATCGGGGGGCTTGCTAAATAATATTGGACGTTCCCTTTCAGAGTCAAAATCGACTAATATTGAATTTTTCATAAAACAAATATACTAAAAAAAGTTGAATAATGCAACTTTTTAGTGTTGTGTTAATAAAATGGTTTTAACATCTTTCCTAGCTGCTGCATCGTCACCATCATTCGGTGTAACCAATACATGCCATTTCATTAATTTTGGGTTTTCTGGTGTTTTTAATAATTCAGCATAAGTAATAATATCTTTAAGTGGTAAATTGAAATATTCCGCTACTTTTTGTTTTAACAGTTGTTTATCTGAAATCTTAGCTAAATCTAACCCCTTAAATAATTCAGTTGGTACCCAAACAGATATTTTTTGTTTGTCAGTATCAATTTTTGAGCGCTCTTTTTTAGAACCACCAAGTGAGAATGCAACAGAACCAATGTTTGAAGACTTTGCAACATCGGCCATTTTAGTATAAGCATCATCAATTATGTTAAAGCCTTCTTCTTGTAATTTCTTAATAACCTTTTCAGCAATAGACACATACTTTTTTGTAAAAAAATCACCAGAATCATTCCATCTTAAAATAATCTTAGATTCATAACCTTTAAGTGCTTTATGTTTTGTACATATTTGCTTAAGCTCAACGTACAACTGATTTTCATATTCATTTGGATAATTCAATAAATAATTCAAACGACGTGTCATCAAATCATATGAATTTGGGTATTGAATATATCGACCTTTTAAAGCATAACAAATAACACGACATTCACCAGCACCTGGGCAGGTATTGATTACATAAAATCTATTTTTGCTGATATCATAGGCAATTCCTCTGAAAGCTGGAACACCTGTTTTGTAGAAGTATTCATTGGGTTGACCACTCTTTAACATCTTTTCATTGGTGTTGATTAATGAATTTGGTTTTTCTGTGATTCTTTTGGCAAAATCTTCTATATCTAATTTACCACCCTTAAATAACTTTGATTTTGAATGAATAAACGGCATCTTTGGTGAAAACTTTTCTCTTTCACCATAACCCTTGTTTGCGTTTGAAATTACCCTATTAAGATAGCTTTTTAATTCTTCTGGAGAAAGACATTCTTTTTGAACATCAGCAAAGTCTTTTTCCCAACTAATCTCATTAATATATTGGTTAATGGCCTCGTTTAATAACTTTTTAATCATTATTGGGTTTTAATATAAATATCATTTGATTTTAATAAAACCACGTTAAATGACACCCAATATCGTTGTTACTGGGACTTTGAATAGACGTATAAGATAGGGAAAATTAAGACAAGATAAATACGTTTATTTTAGAATGTGCTATCCAAAGCAACGTATTTTGTTTCGGTATAACCTACTTCAATGTAACAACGATAGGTTGGTTAGTTAGTATCGTCTTTAACGAACATTACTCTAAGTATCATAATTAAGGTCCATAAACAAGCGTTGAAAAATAACACCATGGTTATGGTTTCGATTATTGGGCTAAAACTAGCAAAAAAGCTAAGTATAAAGCACAATACACTACCTAGAATACTAATCGGTGAATAATATGACATAAAATTCTTCATACCAATAAATATCACCAATTTTGTTTTTGGAGCCCCCAGTCGGCTTCGAACCGACGTCCCGTCTATACCACAGACAGATTTTGAACCAACTAAACTATGGCGGCTTATTTCATAAACGGCTTAGATATTCTCCAAGCCTCTGAAATGTGTTTTTCGGCTTCTTCAATCGCCTCAGCAGCTCTATACAGAGCCAAGGCTAGCTTTTTTCTTCCACCTTGATGGTCTTTATTACCATCAATATTCAGCTTAATTTTAAGGTGTTCTAAAAGCTCTGAAAGCGCTTCATAATGAAGGTCTCCAATATCGGTGGCCAATCCTTGAAGGTCACCGTCGTATTTTTCTACAACCTTTTTATGTTTTTCACAACTCATAGAGCAGTGGAGCAGAATCGAACTGCCGTCTGAACCTTGGCAAGGTCCCATAATAGCCGCTATACGACCACTGCATTGGTGGCTATCTAAACCCCGAACATGGGGAACTTCGCCAATTAGTTTTTACCAGAGCAGCATGTGGGAGTCAAACCCACGCCCCCGACTTGGAAGGACGGTATGCTATCGTAACACCTATGCTGCATGGACCAGAGGGGCGGTGTCCCCACCGTGGATTCCCTTTCAACTCTGGATAATATAAATATACAAGATTGAGCTTAGCCGCCATTTTGTTTTAGGCTATCATTTATCTATGCACCAACCCGACCTCTCAGGGGAACCGACACCCACCGCTAAATTATTTTGTTATTAACTTTTAAGTAAATTAAGTCACAATCTAATCCTTCAAGATGTAAACCAATAATTTCTTTTATTAGGTTTTTATCAATTCCGCACATAATTCTATCTGCCGAATTAGATGATTTATCAACCCATCTTAAATTTTTACTGCGATTATCGTTACGTTTTTTGTTTTTATGGTCTACCTCCCAACCTTTGGGTTTAATTCCATGAAAAACTTCTGCAACAATACGATGAACCCTAAACGTTTTATTTATTTTGTTAATTTTAATATCAATTAACTCATAACCTTCACGTTGTTGTCTTTTTTTCAAAATTCTTCCAGTGATTCTATTTTTAATATCACCATTAGAAGAAACATCGTAATCATAATCTCTAAATTGCTTCCAAATAACTGTTTTCATATTTTCTCTTTATAATAAATATAAAGAAATTTAGCGAAAACCGACACCTATGAAAAAAATGTCGGTTTTTTCAGGTCTGTTTGGCTTGCTACTTCTTTGGTGGTAACGAATTTTCGATAATCTACTGGTCCTCCCAAATTAGGTTCTGTAGTGGCGAACTTCCTCCAGCATTGCTGCCAGCGATAGCTTCTCTTTTTCTTGTAATACAAAGATACGAAATCTTTTTTAAATGTCAAATAACTTTTTGTCGGCCCTAGGGGAATCGAACCCACTTTTTATTCTGATTAAATAATTTTATAATGTTTTGCCCATTTTCTAACAGCATTATCACTCACTCCAAACATTCTACCCAATTGGGTCCAATTTGTTGTTTTTATCAATTCTTCTAGTTGTTCTTTTGTTGGTCGTTCAACTTTTCTTGGTTGTCCAAGACCTTTACAAGTTAGACTACAATATGATTGTACGTTATTTTTTGTATTATATTTTTTACCACAAAATTGACATTCTTTCTCTATCCATGGTTTAACATAACGTTGTAGTTCTAAAGACATATTAGCCTTATCAGCAGCATGTATTTCTCTATGACAATTAGAACAAACTAATATACATTTTTCCAATTCTTTTTTTGCTCTTTCAAATGACCATCGCATTATTATATATGATGGACTTTCTTCTTTTTCATCTTTGTTGACATGATGAAATTCAAGTGCTTCAGAACATTTATTGTAACCACAAATTTGACACTCTCCACCAAATGCCTCTATCGCTAGTAACTTTTTCTTTTTTTGTGTACGCATTACACTTTGCGAGTCTTTATTCATAATTTTATTTAATTATAAATATCGACTGAGTTCGAAAAGTTTATCTTTTACAACAATATTTTTCGAACTTGTTCCTCCGACAGGATTCGAACCTGTGATGGTGTTTACACACTCCTGATTAAGAGTCAGGTCCGTTCGGCCAACTACGGTAACGAAGGAATAACCAAATTTTGCTAAGAGCCGAAATAAATAAGACCTACAGAGTCTTATCATTTATTAATTGAACAAGTTCTTCAAATAATTGAATCTTTCTTGGTGCTGTTATTATCCTATAACTCTCAAGAGGGTTAATAGGAAATAACGTCACACAAGTTGAAAACTTGCTGTACTGTACCCAAATTCTTCTGAATCTATCCCCAAAATGATTCACCAATAACTGTTCCATTTTTGTGTTTTTTGGTGGCCCCGATGGGATTCGAACCCATGATGGTCTCGCGACATCAGTTTAAAAGACTGTTGGTATCAACCACTAACCGACGGAGCCAAAATTAATCTTATTTTGTAACCCCGTTAGGAATCGAACCAACGTGAGGCACTTAAGTTTTTTGCTTTTCATTTAAGAATTTATACCAACCAAATTGTATTGCAGTTTTACGTCTGTGACAATTAGCACACCTAACATCACATTTATTAATCTCTGCGAATACTGTTTCTAACCTATAACCCTGTGATACTAATGTGCTAATATCTTTATATTTATTAGAATCATCTCTATGGTCAAATTCTAAAACAATTGGGTCAGTTTCACCACAATCAATACATGGATGGGTTGATAAATATTCAAATACTTTTATCCTAATTAAATCTCTATTCTTTCTATTTCGTTCATAAACATCAACCTTATGTTTTTCACGGTTATTGTTATAATACGCTTTAGATTTTATTCGACTACATTCCCGACAAATAGTACTGTAACCATCACGTTTGGTTTTATTCTTATTGAAAAGAGCTAAGTCTTTTTCTTGTTTACAAATGCTACATATTTTCATAATTCTATTTTTATATAAATATGTGGCTTTTAACAAAAAGACAATTTAAAAGCTTAGGTGGGCCCCAAGGGAATCGAACCCTTTTTTTGACTGGTTAAAAGCCAGTGGCAATACCAAATTTTGCTAGAAGCCCAATTTTATACCCCCACTAGCTTTAACGGTTTAAAAGACCGTTGCCTACACCAGTTTGCTACGAGGGCTTGTACATGACTTCCCCCAGCATCTCTGGTGAGAAGTCTTATCGTTTACGTTTACGTTTTATCATGTTATATTTAATCATACGTGAAATACAATTACTTTTAGCTACATCAGCCAAATATGCGTCTATTAATCTATAATCAATTTGTATATACATCTTTTTTAATTTTTAATTGTTGTGGGGGCGGCTGGAATTGCACCAACGTTTTTCAAATTTACAGTTTGTTGATTAAATTTGTTTTTGCTGCAAACATTCTTAACCAGAATGTATTAGTCTAACATTTCAACACCCCCATATTTTGAGCCTCATTGGTTACTCGAAAACCATTCCCCTATTTACGAAACAGGTGCGTCACCATATACGCTTATGTGGCATTTGCTAGGTTTTAATTTTCACCAGACCTAACAACTGGCTGAGAGCCTTCGGCCAGATTCGAACTGGCGGGGGATTACTCCGCTCGCTTACAAGGCGAGTGCAATCGACCACTATGCGACGAAGGCATTTTGAATTTCTATGATACTTCTCCACACGGAAGTTCTATGAAATTCTAACAGTCTCATACGGTGCAGATGGAGAGAATCGAACTCTCGTCCGCTGGTTGGAAGCCAGCTATAATATGTCGTTAATTCGACGAACCACTATACGACATCTGCATTACAGGATGATTTTTTTTCCAATAAAAGTGGTTTAACTTTGCTGAACTCATCCTTTGTGGGTCGTGAAGGACTCGAACCTCCGAAAGTCGAATGACGGGGAGGTTACAGCTCCCTGTGATTGCCGCTACACAAACGACCCATATGTTCATTTTTTCTCTAACATTTTCCAGAAATGAACAAAACTACATACTCACTCGTTTGATGCTTGTCGCCATACCGCAGTAGTCCAACGGTCAGCTGCTAGCCTCACAGCCTTAATCATCTCCAATAATCAGGCGCAAGCATCGCTATATGTGGGTGAGGTCGGATTCGAACCAACCATCCATGCGGATTAAGTAATTTACAGTCACTCGCCTAACCAACTCGGCATCTCACCCAATTTAACCCATTTAATCGTAAGGACTTAGTCTTCATCAAATCACTAGGGTTATCATGATTGATTACTTCCTTACTTTGTTACCCCAGAAGGATTCGAACCCTCACCCAGCCACGCTCAAAACGTAGGATGCTAACCGTTACACCACAGGGCAATATAATTTTAACATCAACATCGATTACCACAATTACGATGAACCTTCGAGCCCACTGCTCGACATTCTTTTTTTGCTACGTGGATAAAGAACTTTGATGTTGTAGCGTTGCGCTGAATGGAGTCGAACCATTGTCCTCTGCTTCAAAGGCAGTTATAATAAAGCCGTTATACGACAGCGCAATATTTAAAGAACTTCAGTTGCCTCATTAGGACTCGAACCCAAACTTAAGCGCTCAGAACGCCCAGTGCTTGCCATTACACCATGAAGCAATATTGTCGGGGTGACAGGAATCGAACCTGCGGGGAGACTTGCTCACTCGGCTCCAAACCGAGACCGCTACCTGACTACGGGCCTACACCCCGATAATTTGAATTTCTACGATTCCTCCTCCTAACGGAAGTTCTATGAAATCCTAACAGTCTCCACGGTAGGGTAGACAGGACTCGAACCTGCACCGTCTTCATCCCAAATGAAGTGACCTACCAATTGGTCAACTACCCTATAAATAAAAAACCCCAGTCAAATTATGAACTGGGGTTTTTGCTTATTCCTGATTATCTTTACACCAAATCGATGTCTTTTACAGTATATAACATACCCAGTCCATTAAGAGGTGTGCCCCCTTGTGGTTTTTGTTTCGGTTGATATGTCGTATACTTTTTCATGACTTTATTTGTTATTGTTGTTTATAAATATGTACAAAGATACAAAAGTTTTTTGAAATGTCAAATTTTTTATGAACTTTTTTTCTCTTTTTTTGTTTTTTCTTTTTTGTCAGCTTTTTCAGCTTCTGTTTTTTGTTTTTTGTTAAGGTCTCTTTCGTTTTGCTTCCACTCTGATTTTGGTGTGTATTTCCAGCCAGATTTCACTTTTGATTCTGCTTCAGTATCACTCAATCTCAGGTATTTACCATCTTTAGAAACTGTTTTCATTTATTAATTATTTATGCAAATATACGAAGGGTTTTTCAATTTTCCAAATTTTTTATGAACTTTTTTTCTTCGCTTCTGAAACCATCTCTTTTAAGTTGTTGATTTTATCACGTAACTTGATGGCAAGCTCGTAATCTTCATTGTCAACCGCCTCTTGAAGTTGCTCGTCTAATGTCTTCTTATTTTCTACGTTAGATTCACCAGCAAGAACATCGGTTACAACAATTTTTACAAATCTTCCGTTTGGTGTATCCCAAGTTAATTTTGTAAACCTAAGACCATCTTCAATAATTTCTTCTGAACTGGTTGGTTCACCAAGATTGATACCTAGTTTATTGGCAATCATTTCTTCAGCATCCAAGGCCTCAGTTTCCTTAAAACTTGATAGCGCCTCCATGAGTTTTTTTATTTCCTCATGTACTGGATTGGTGTATTTTCTTTCATTAGGTTGTTCGTTGAAAAAATCGTTGAACAAATCATCAAAACTTTTCATTTTTGTTTGGTTTTTATTCGCTTGGTTATTTTCTTTGTTCTATTGGTAAACTCAGTTATTGGATTTATCTTATAGAAAAGAAAGAATAATATAAAGAATAGGGCCGCAGCAGCATATAATATATGCATTGTAGTCCAGTAGTCTTTCGTTAATTGCGTCAATTTGTAGACAAGAAGGTCGTACCCAAACGGGTTTAGAAAACTCGCTATCACTAGACACATGGTTCCTAGTTTTTTTCGTGTCGCTTCGGTCATCACTATCCATAGTTTTGGGTTTAATTACAACAATAAGGAAATCTCCAATATTGTTCTTATGCTAGGTATAAGAAGGGACAATCAAGCCCCTTCTATACATTACTTTACACTCTTTACTGAATCAGTAGCTACTGAATCCACTTTGGTGCTGTCAATTTGAATGCCAGTGGTGGTATCAGCTTTTAATTGTGCCGTACTGTCAGTTACACTGTCATTTTGTGTTGCTACGCTGTTGCAAGATGTCATTGCGACAACTAAGCAAATCGCAAAAATGGCTTTTTTCATGTTCTTTCCTTTTTGTTTTTTTTGTTTGTTGTTATTATTATAAATATCTCCAGAATGCAAATATACGCCTTTTTTTCAAATAATGCAAGTTTTTCTCATTAGAATATGCTTCTTTTTCAAAAGAAATATTCATATAGCCTTTGGTATAGAATTCTATGAGATACCAAATATAGAATGGTATTATCAACATCTCTATTTGTTGACGCAAATGAATCCTTTCATGATTGATAAGCTCAGCATCAATAACTGTGGACCTAGGCATTATTATAAATGGCCAAAAGGCCAAGGCTCTTATACCTTGACCTAATATGGCTTCAAAGAAACGGGTCAATTTATCACTACGTATTATCATAAATGGATACTTCTACTGCACCACCACATTTAGGACAAATGGGATATGGATGTGTTTTACCTGAGAATTCATCATATTCTTCATCCCATTCCCAATTTTCTTTGGTTATTTCTTCAGAATATGAACATTCTAAACAGATTCCAGAACACTTATTTATTGCCTCATTCATTATTATGATTTAAGAAGTAACTCTTTAATTTCAGCAGTAACAGCACGATGTCCATCACCATATGGGGTCCATGCAAGGCCCATTTCTTTTGATTTGCGTTAATAATAAAATTACGAATGCAAATATACGAAGGATTTTTGAATCAACCAAATTTATTTTGGTTTTTTGTGTAAAATAATTGTTACCTGAAGTTGTGGATAATGGGGGATTCGAACCCCCTCCAGCCCAAACCATTTAACTTTTGGTTAAACGAGGGGAGTCGAACCCCTTGGTGACCCGTCGGTCTAGCACCATGCATACCCATTTGCTTTTACGTTCCAAAAGCTAAGCAGGTTTTGTTGCGGTCTTTTACATCTAATTCGTCAATTAAACTCCTACCTCTCAGTGTATCTCTCTTTTAAGATATGGTGGTCTGGCACGTTATCTGAGTTTTTAACACGTAGCCACCGTGTTTACAATCGTGGTGGGAGACTGGAATCGAACCAGCGACACACGGGGTTTCTACTTTAACATTAACAGAACTACTTACAAATATTTTAAAATATTTTCGTCATCATATTTAGAATGTTCAATCCTATGACAGTTTGAACAAAGTAAAATACATTTATCTAATTCATTTTGAATAACATCCCAGTTATGTGAATATTTACTAGTTGTTATTGTAAAATCTTTTTTAGATGGGTCCAAATGATGAAAATCTAAAGCTGCTAAATGTTTGTCATATCCGCAATGTTGACACTTACCCCCTAAATATTGAACTGATTTTTTTTTAATTCTAAGTCGTCTTAATCTTGTTACACACGTATTACATTTGGTGTGATTTTTTTTATTATCACCCATGTCTCTATTGCAGACAACACAAGATTTGTTTTTTATAATTTTTGGGGATAAGCCAAGTTTTTTACAGATTTTACTTACTGTTGTTCTATGAATACCAATTAATTTGGCAATCTCTAAATAATTTTTACCTTCATTTATTAAATTAATAATTTGCTGTTCCATAATAATAAATATCATGAACCGACAAAAAAGTTTTCATTTAATGAAAATAATTCTGTTAATGTCAAAGAACCGCTGCTCTACCGCTGAGCTATCCCACCAAAAGGGGCTGAAAAGAGGTTTTGCCTACTTGGTAAACTTTTCGGTCAATGTCGTTTTCTTCTCGAAACCAGCCCTAAATATTGTGACAATGTTAGAGTACCCGTCTCGCTCTAATCTTAACTGCTTTCAAGTTTTACAATGCATCGGCAGTGGGTGCTGTTATTTTTGGTGCCATTGGACTTGTCGACAGTCTTCTTGGCAATAACCATTGTCAACGTGACGATTGGGGAATCGAACCACCCATCTACACCCCACTACCAAGTTACTCTCGGAATCGAACCGAACTGACTAGATGTCACCAGTATCGTCAAACTCTTTTTGAACGCCACTCAACATACTTCTTAACCTCAGGATGTTGAAGAAGCAGCTCAAGGGTGTTGTATTCCATCCCCATGTCTTTCTCCGTTATGAATTCGTGTATTTGTTTATGACAATAATACTTACAAATCCAAATACCATGATGTTTCATGTATTCTTTTGTATAACGTTTTTTAAAGACTTTATTACCATGTAATGTACGTGGAATAAGATGGTGAAAATTAAGATAGTCATGTTCTGAACCACAAAGTTCACACTTATCCGTCTTTTTTTCCCTTTCCATGATAATTATGCAAATATACTAATAAAAATCAAAACATGCAAATTTTTACATAAAAAAAGGGGCCATTTGGCCCCTTTTTTATGATTGAATTGTTACTGTCATTGTTCGTATTACTCCTTGACCATCCTTAGCTCGTATTGTATATGTTCTACCAGCAACCAAATTACTAAAGGTTGCATTGGTTGAGAATATACTATTATCAATACTATATGATAATGGTGTTGTACCGTTTTTTGTTCTTACCGTTAACCCACTAATTACAAATGGGGATACTGGTTGGGTCAACGTTACAGTTGTTGATGTTCTAGCGCTATTTGCATCAATAACATGGAATGTATATGTTCCAGCGGTTAAACCACTAAAAACATTTCCTGTAACAAAGGTTACGTTATCTCTAGAGTATCTATATGGTGATGCACCACCCGAAGCATTAAGCGTTACGCTTGTTGTACCATTAATTGTTGTAATTTGTGAATAGTTAGCTGTAACAACAAGTTGTGCTACTTGAGAAATTGTAACAGATTTTGTTGCTGTTGACCCAGATGCGTCGGTTACCGTGAATTCATGTGTTCCCGCTTGTCTTGAAAATGTTCCAGTACCACTATATGGTGGTACACCGCCAGATGCACCGACAGTTACTGTTGATAAACCGCCATTTATCAATATTGGTGTGAAGCTTACACTAATATTCAACGGTTGTGGTATTGCTTGATTATATTCTATAATACCAATATCTGGATTTCCAACAATAGTATTACCATTTATGTCTTGTGTATAACCAACTGTTGTACCACTATTAATTAATATACTATTAACCGCTGGTGTAAAATCCCAATATAATGGGTTTGCATTTGTTGTGTCTTTCCAAATAACACTGGTTGTTATTGTTTCGGATGAGTGGGGGGTAAAATTCAACACACTACCACTACCTAACTTATAAACGTTGTTTTGGCTAACCAAAGCACCAGCTGTACCCCACTGCGCCCTACATACATCAATTGTACCGTATAATTGAACTACATTGTTTTTCAAAACTAAGCTTGATGCGGTTGTTGCTGAAGCTTTAAATGCAAAACAAGCACTTGATGATATACGATATGGCTCCGATTCGACAATGATATTATTATAAAATTGTAAATTTGTTACTGTTGTGGCAAATCCACCAGAATTACTAACATATGATATTGACCCGTTATTAATACACTTATTATATGATAATATAGTATCTGTAACCGTATTGCCACCAGAACCACCAATTTCAATAACACCATTACAATCTACAAATGTATTTTTGGTGATTAGGGTATTTTCAATTAACGGTACATCTGCATAGATATCTATAGCCCCACCATCAACACCATAGTCAAATGACTGAGCCCAGCAATCATGAAAATAGTTTTCACTGATTGTATTATTACTTGATGAAATTACAATCGGATTTGCGCCGTAATCATCATCATTTCCTGGAGGTGGTCCATCGTTTGTATTAACAACCATCCTAAGATTACCAATATCACACTTAGTCATAGTATTATAACCACTTACCCAATAAGCACCAACACCAACCAATTCAATTTTACAATTGCTTATTGTATTATAGCTATTTATAGTACCATCAAATGTAAATGCTCTTTGAATTTTAGATTGGACTGTTCTATCTGTTGGGCTTATTGATGTATCTGTAATCCATAAGTTATCAAATATAATATAAGACCGATTATACATATAAAATAGGTGTGATATTTGCGCACCAGTACCTATAAACTTTGGTTTATTTCCTGAGCCATAAGAACCAAATTTTATTGGAGCTAATGCAGTACCAGATTTATTTACTGTTAATGTACCTGAAAATGTATCACCACACTTAAATAAAATTGAATCACCAGGTTGAAATGCTGACATTGAAGATTGAACCTGTGATAATGATTTCCACGGTGTTGATAATGAACCATTTGATGTTCCACCAGTGTAGGATGAGCTTACGTAATAAGTTGCCATATGATTTATTTTACAATAAATATCTGGAACTATAACAAAAAAAAGGGAAACCCAAGGTTCCCCAAAATAAATTTAAAAATCTAAGACGTGGGCTTCGAACCCCCAAAACACTCACATTTGTGTACCCTCCCGTATGTCCTAACCAAAGTAACTTACATATCTTAGATTTTCTGTATTAAGATGGGAATTTATGTGCTAATTCCAAGATACGGGCTACATCTTAATAATAAGTTTATCAAAATTGATTAACAGGATTCCCGATTCTCCACCTGTATACTTGCCGTCTAAGTCTATTAATCCTAGAGTTATAGATTTCACTACTAAAAAACAAGCGTATTAATTTGTTTATCGTGTCTAACAACTTAACGTCTCATTATACGATAATCAATTTTGATTTGTTGCCACGGGTGGACTCGAACCACCGACTCTCCCCTAAACACGGGGCCCCTCTAACCGCTGAGGTACGTAGCGAAACAATAGCTTCATATGCATCTTCCACCATTGTTTATCATGGCCTTCCGACCATAATATTTTCCTGTGGCGGTGATACGGAGGGACTTCTCACATCCCACACATCATAATCACGATGTGTTGAGAACCATATCACACCACAGAAACAGATGCGGACCGTAAGGGACTCGAACCCTCGACCTTCCCCGTGACAGGGGGATGTTGTAACCAACTCTACTAACAGTCCGTTCGTAGGGACTTTATTGGCTCCCTACTACCTAGTTGACCATTCAAATCAACACCAGAGGTCTCTGCTTTTTGGTCTTATGCTACAAGCTGAGTGGCTAACTCAACCTAAGACTCTTTGTAGATGTATCTACAAACGTTATCTCGGAAATAACGTGGGCCATGGACAACCCAAAATTTT